CGTGAAATGACTAAGCTTGACCTTGAGGACGAACAGAAGTCTCATCACGAAACACAAGAGACGATCCGAAACGCTGACAAAGCTGACGATGTACTCGTTAGGTGGACAAGGCCGCTTCAGAGTTGGCTGAGCCTTATTGCTGCCATTGTATATGTAGGATTCAAAGACATACCAAGTATGGAGGTTATGCTTGTTTTAATGGCGCTACCTTGGTCATATGCAGGGTTAAGGCAAGTTGGAAAAGGTATCGAATCAATCGCAAATAGAAAAAGCAAATAGATTGATAGACGTACTGTCATTATACCTAGACAAACTGACAGTACGTCTATGCGGACAACACTAGTCTGCTAAAATTTTACGGCTGGCTGTCTATATGTTGTGGTAGTGCTGCCACTTCGACCTTTTTAATGTCAATAAACGGCTGTATCCGCCTCTTTATTAATATGAGTGCTTCATGGTGTGGAAGCATACAGTTTCTTGTTATTTTTTTTGCTGCCAGATAACTAAATTTACTAGCGCAATCGAGTTGATCTGATGTTGTACACGACTTAATGATTGCCCTACATCTATCTAACAGAAATCTGTCTTTAGAGTTCACGCCGCCACCTCCACCAATGAATATTCAGTCACATACGTTCCCGTATCACTCCACCGTGTAGGGACTTTCTTCCGGTGTGATTCGATATTCATCCCGTGTTTTCTGCGCAGCTCTTCAATCCGTGAGGCGAGGCGTTCTATCCCTGCTGCTGATGCGGTACGGCGGTTGATCTTTTCACCGTTTTCCAGGCATTGTTTAATGTATTCGTTTTGTGTCATGATTCGCCCTCCATTATTTTCATGAGTCTAGAGCTTGAAGCTATTCCATCGAATAACTCAGTCATCCGCCCATTCTTATCCACAACAAGAAAATAATCAGGATTGTTGTCTTCGAAAACAAACAGATCAACCGTTGTTGGCGGTATGCCGTATCCGTGTCTAATGATGTCACCAGCATGTATTTCTCTACCGTTCATATCTTTCATGCTGCCTCCCTTTCTAGCTCGTTACAAAGTTTCTGGTAGTGCTTCTTTATCTCGATAATTTCTTCTATCGTGCGCTTAACGGGTGGGTGGTCTTTTTCTAACCACTCGACACGTTCAAGCCCTATTTTTTTGATGAGGTTGATTCTGTATTCAACGATGTTCCCGCTCCGATGATTATTACAAACGGAGCATTGCGCGTGACAGTTCGCCTCGTGAAAACGCAAAGCCCCTACAGCGCCAACAGACCGATAATGACCAGCATGGATTTGTCCTGAGTGATATTTACCGCAAGAGATACAAGGCAAACCGCTGTCGCGAAATCGTATAAAACGGTTGAAATAATATTGAGCAAGTTTCGTTTGGTAAGATCTATCATTCAACTTTACCTTTCGTTTAAATTCTTTCCTATCGTCTTTCCGTTTTTGCTCTTTCTGCAGCCTGACAAGCTCTATAGCGCACGAAGGAGAGCAGCAAGGCTGAATGGGTCGTTCTGGCTGGAACACTTCTCCACAGGCTCTACACTTCTTCTTTCGTGGCTTCTTCATCCAATAACTCCACGATCCCACTTGCCGGTTGTATACGAAACATCTATATGACAGGTTATCGACATTTGTCCCCCGCATTCTTCGCACCAGTCCATACTCTCTGATCCGTTATTCATGTTCCTTTCCCACGAATCAGCATGCTCATACCCACACCACGGGCAGACAACCTCATCTGTGTAGTCGTGCTCGATTTCATTTTTTATCTGTATGCTTTTCATCTAATCCAAACCTTTCTATCGCTACTCTGTATTTACACTCATCACCACACATGCAGCGAATTGGTTTATACTTTGCGTTGCGGCTGAACTTTGCTGCGTTGCAATGATCCCAGCACCAATCAGGATGTGGGCGCTTAGACTGCAAGTTCAACCACCTTTATTTTCACACCCTTCAATCGTCCAAGCCTCCGACACTCTTTTTTAGTTGTTTGGCTCTTTTTAAACGGCCCATATTCCGTTCCGTCTACGATATAAATAACGCCATACTCGATTTGTTTTTTTTTCATGCTACCCTCCCTCTATTCTCAATTGATGGCCATTCGATACTAATCCCCAACCTCTCAGCAGTCGCACGATTCATCACTTCATACACCTGCTGAATTTCCTTCGTTGAAAGCTCCCGCGTAGATTTCTTATCTGGAAATAACGAGGTCATGACCGGTTTAATCATCGTCTCCTTGACATTCTCAGGTGTCGGAGTGATATCAACTTTAATCACCTTCCGCATGTCTAGCCCCGCCTCTGCCAGCTTTTCAGCCAGTAGCTTGGCGTAGACGTGTAAACTTGCGTTTTGTAGTGTTGTACGCTGTTCTGGCTCTTTCATAATTTCCTCAGTTACTGAAAGTGATCAGTTCAACATGTACGTTCTTGACAGATCCATCAGGCATCTCAACGATTGCTGTCGAGTAATTACCTGGCCCTGTTTCGGAGTCTTCATAATCGACACCGAACTGGTGAAATATCCCGTGACCGACACAGATTTTTTCGCAATAGGGTTGACCTTTAACTCTCTGCCACTTGTAAATAACAACTTTTCTCTGTCCCATGGTTACCTCCTCTGGTTAATCGCTCATCAAAACCGACTCCGGAGAATCGGCTTTGGGAATGATTAAAAAGGAATATCTGAGTCTGGATTAAACACAGGCTCTTGAGTCCCGCCGCCCTGCTGCCACTGACTGCTCTGTTGCTGGCCTTGATACCCGCTATTGTTCCCGTTTTGGGATTGTTGACCGTCACCGCCGCCTAACATCTGCATCTGATCGGCTACAATTTCAGTGATATACTTTTTGTTTCCGTCTCTATCGTCATAGCTGCGAGTTTGGAGTTTGCCCTCGACATAAACCTGCTTGCCCTTGTGTAAGTACTTGCCGCAGATTTCAGCCAGTTGCCGCCAAACCACAATATTGTGCCATTCTGTTTTCTCTTGCTTGTCACCGTCACGGTCTTTGTAACGCTCAGTTGTTGCGATTGAAAAGTTAGCCACTGCCGCGCCTGATGGTGTGTATTTAAGCTCAGGGTCTTTGCCGAGGTTACCTACAAGAATTACTTTATTTACACTCACTATGCAGCCCTCCGACTTTTCCCATTACCAATCTTTATTGCTTCACGACTGCGGCGATTTTCATTCCTAATAACCTCAGCGAGTGAAGGTCGGGCAATTGTTCCGCGTCCGGTGCCTGCAAAAGTGCACGCACTAGAAAAAGGGGCTCTAGTCTTGTGGAGCTTTTTGATAGCTTGAACCTTTTGCTTATTGTCTGATGTTTTGGTGTAGCCACAATGCTTGCAATAAAAGCTGTATTTCACTGTCTTATCCCTTCATGCTTGCTGTTAATGTCATTACCGCATGTCATCACCATGTTAAGATGCTGTGCGGCCTCCTCTGGGCTATCTGCTGCGTTAACCTTGCCAATCAGGTAGAGAAGGGTTTCAACCTCCTCCACCCATTCGCGGGTTATTCCCTTTATCATGCTGCGTTCTGCATGGCGTTGAATTGATTTTCAAGTTCGGCCAACTCTTCATTAAAAAGTTGAACGGCTTCTTTGATTTGGGAAATTTTCTCTTCATCGCGGTAAACACGTTTGACGAAAAGAGGTAGCCCAGGCCAGTAAGAAACGAAGTCGCACCACTCACGCTCTGATACCCACAATTGACCTTGGATTTGTGCGCTGTGCTCCGTTGGAACTTTGCCTTTTAAAATCACGTCAAGCTGCAAATGGGGAGCCTTGGTTTTAATTTCAAGAATTCCATCAAGCATGATTAATGCGTCTGGGCTTGCCCCTTGCTCACCGTTACGAACAAAACCAACAAGTTCAGGAGCATTGCCAGACTCAAAGGCGTAGGCGTTGCGGGCTGATGCTTCCATTTCATGACCTCGTTCCATTGCTGCGTTGCTATAGCCCTCTGTCATTTCACCCGTTAGGCGCTCACCTAAGAGCTTGAGCATGTAAGTTCTACGTGTTTTGCCTTGGCCTTTTGCCATGACGGTTGAAAACTGGCTTGCTGTTGGGATGCCAAGCCTTGCGGCAAACCATTCAGGGCTATTCTGTTCGCAATTAATAATTTCAATCATGATTTCCCCCGCTTTGATTCAAGAGCTTTAACCGCTTTATCAAACCTTGACGCTGGGATATCTGCTAGAAATTTAGCTCCAATCCAGCTACAGAATTGATTTTCATCTGCCTTAACTTCATCAATTAAGGCCTCAATATCTGCAAGTTGACTCTCGGTGATATAGCGAGATGGATCACGGCCAAAATCGCAACCGTCATTATCTTGGTCGGCAGAAGCAAGTCCAAGAATTGCAAATAAGGTGTATCTTTCAAGATATGCGACCGTTGAGCCGATAGCCTGAATGACGTTTTTATTTCCGCTCTTGTCTGCGTCTGCTGACAACTCTGTTGACTCGCAATGGCCGAGCCTATGAGTAATGGTGCAAGTAACTGAAATACCACCTTCCATTTGATTAGTGCTCCAACGATGAGACAAGCCATGTTTGGCTAATAGCGGCTTGATTTGCGTGATAGTCTCAGCAAGACCGGCATAGTTTGAGTTGTGTCCTTTCCTAGTTCTTGCTATCGTTGGGCATTCTTCGCGGAAGTTAGCCATTGCATCGTTGAATGCTTTTCTGGCTTCGTTCTCTTCCCAGCGGATTTGTAATTCCATTAGTTGTTGAAGCTGTTCTACACTTGCATTGCTCTGTTGGGCGGCTTGCAGAAGACTCATTGGCGTGACCGTCTGCATTGCTGCCTCTTCTTTTACTGCTAAGTTGTTTGGCATAATTACCCCCGTTAATAATTGATTGTGACGTTCTTGATTTTTCCTTGAGCGATCAAAACCACAATATCCTTAGCCATTCCATTGTCGAATCCAGCGGCAACAAGGCTCTCTTTTGCCTCACGATTAACATTTCCTTGGTGGCGTTTGTTTGCTGCCTTACGCTCAGCTTCCTCTTTTTCGATGCGCTGTTTTTCAAGGCGCTCACGTTCGACCCGCTCTGCCTCTTCTTTCGCTTTGCGCTGCTCGTTCTCAATCGCCTGTTGCTTTTCAAGCTTTGACCGTTCTTCGGCCGCGATCTTTTCACGCTCTGCGCGTTCTTTTGCCTCGATAGCTTCACGCTCTTTCCGTTGCAACTCTTCGCGCTCACGCTTGGCGCTCTCTTCTGCCTCTCGCTTTGCTTTTTCAGCGGCCTCTTTCTTTAATCGCTCTTCACGCTCAACACGCTCACGCTCTTGCTGTTCGGATAATTCCTTCGCCTTGCGCTCTTCTTCTTGCTTGGCAAGTTCAGCCTCTTTACGCTCAATGTCTCGCTGGCGATCAAATAAATCATTTTCAGCAATAGCAGATTCATGAGCGAGTTTAATTTCCTGTTTGAGTTGTTCTGCTTCGACTCTGGCTTTTTCTTCCTCCTCCCACTCTGTCAAAGGCTTGCGGACTTCTTCTTTCAGGTTGTCGAGAAAATCACGCGCTGACTTCCTGGCTGCGTCCACTTGTTTTGATTTCTGCCTCCAATCCGCGACCAAGTCCTTACCGAGATTGTCAATAACAACCTTTGACTTGCTAACCTTGTGAGCCATTGAAGCAACTTCTTTACGTCCAGTTACCGTTTCAAGATTAGGCTCAAAAGCAGATACTTCCCTTTTGATTTGCTCCAACAATGGGTCTAGCCCGTTGCCGGTAAAAACTTCGATTGGGTTAACCTTTTCGATCACAATTAATTCGTTGTTCATTGGTTTACTCCCCCGTAGATTTGTTCGTTCATCCATGTTTGATATTCAGCGTTAATTCCACGCTCTAACATTTCCAAATATTCCAGCAAGTCAATCAGGGCGTATGTGGTCATGCGGCATCATCGCTGAACTCTTGCGCCTCAAGCCGTGAAATAAGATCTTCCAATAATGCTTGATCGCGTTTAAGTCTCGATATCGCCTGTTCGTGATATTTAATCCCCATTTCTATCTGCTTGCTTTCATGGTAGTGCTTTGCAAGGTCGCTCATGCCGCCACCTCTTTAGCTTCGTGCATTCGTGAAGAATACTGCTCACGTAACGCAATTCTTAAAATTGTGTATGTCCGGTCGCTTATAAGTTCAGAGATATCATCAGACGTGTTGACTTCTAAAATATCCACTTCGTCCTCAGTGACCTCCGCTAAAACTTCAAGCTCGATATGGTCAATTTTTGTGGTGAATGTCTGTTCCATTACTCCCCCGATCCCATAACCTGAGTTTGGTAAAATTTCTGCCCGTCTTCAACACCATGGGAAGAGGGCTTCAAGCTTACGCTCAGGAGCATCCACAGGGCGCAACCAAGCAAAACAAGTTCTAAGCAAAGTACCCATGTAGGGGCTTCGTCTCTTTCGACTTTCTTTTGATCGTGCGTCCATGCCATCCTCCTGCCCTTTCTATGCGTTAAGTGATCGTTGTATTAGCAGATCTAGTTGGTCAAGTGCTGAACTAATGCCGGATACTTTCTGTGATATTGTCTTGCATGAAAAAAGAGCTCGCAGATTTCATCTTTCAAACCTGCCGCGTCACTATGTATCCGCTCTACTTCGTTTTCCATCATGTCTTTTTCGATACGATCAATATCGTTTTCCATAATACCTTCGTTTTGTTGGTGTAGATATACAATAACACCTTGCCGATTTATGTCAATAGGTTTTAAATAAATATTTATACAATTTATGATTGACTTTAAATGGCACTATGTTAGTATTCTTAACAAGGAGGAACACATGACTAATAAAATAACCAGCAAAGATGTCGCAGGGATTAGATCTAAACTTAAAATGACTCGCAGGGAGTTTGCCTTGGAGATGGAAATAACTGAGACTACTGTTTATCTGTGGGAAAAAAGCGAAAAAAACATAAGGCTGCACCCTGGGAACGTTTCAAAGCTAACGAAGATGCAAAAGATGGCCGAAAGACTCGGTGCGGCTGCATAGTCATGCAAATTGGATTTTTAAATTTTGGAGTTTCCAATGCTTAAAATATCTGGTTGGGAAAAATGGCAGACCTACCGTAAAGATCGCGGAACTCCACCATGGGTTAAGGTTTATCGTAATCTTTTAAGTAACGCTGAGTGGGCAGAATTAACCGATGCGGAAAAAGGTCAACTCGTTTCAATCTGGTTGGTTGCCGCTGATAAGCAAGGTCTAATTCCCAAATCACCGCGAGTTATTCGGAAAATATGTCTTTTGGATGAAGAGCCAAATATCAATAAATTCATTGAGTTAGGCTTCATGGCAACCGCATGTCAACCAAGTGACAACCAAATGGTAACCATAAATGACAAAAGTGACGCACCAGAGACAGAGACAGAGACAGAGACAGAGACAGAACAACCAGATGAGGATTCTGAATTTTTTGATATGAAATCTCTCAATGCTCTCGCTGTTAAATATCTTGGTTGGCAACCGATCATGACAGCTGGTAGAGCAGAAAGTCTTAGGCAATTAACACAAGTGTTCAAGCCTGACGTTGAGAGAGGTTTCAAGGCTGCAAGTGACGCAGGTGCAAAGTCGATTAATTACGTTATTAAAGTCGCTCAAGACAGTCCTGCAACGAATAGTGATGTTGATGATTTTGAGCGGCTTTGTTTAGGGGACACAAAATGACAAAAGAACAGGCAAACGCTCTAGTCTCAAGAATAGAACTTCTCCATGGCAAGAACTACCAGAACCAACACCGCGATTTCATAATCAGGGATATTTTAAAGGAACCTGTAGAGGTATGTGGAAAGGTTGTCGGATTTCTTGAAAATGCGAATGGATACTTACCCACGCCAAGCGGGTTAATAAAAATTATTCGTGATAACTCGGCACAAATAAGAGAGCAAATAGCAATTCAGGAAAGAAAGAAAAACCAAAATAAAGAAACCGTTTTTGATAAAGAACAAAACAGTGACCATGCAAAAAAAGCATGTCTCCTTATCCGTGGAATTATGGGGGGCATAGGAAGGGAGAAAACGATAGATGGGATGATGCACATGGAAAACTTATTTCCAAATAAGGGGTGGTCAGAGGAAACTAGTAAATTGAAAATTTTCTATAGCAGTTATGACCAGAGAAAAAGGGTGCAAAAGAAACAGAAAGAGGAGGACGCAGCATGATTGAAATATACGGCGTTAACTCAGGCCCAAAGATTATATCCGTTTGCAGAGGATTGTTAGCCGAAGTCTGGCTAACGACCATGATAACCGGCTGCGGAATGCCGGCTGGCTTAGTAGCGCGTATTTGAGAAAAACAGAAGTAATTTCAGTCCGGTTGATTAAATTGTTAGGTTTCTTGCCAGCGAGGTAACTATGGAAAACAAGTCCTTTTTTAGTTGTGACTCAGTAACGCATGAGGGCCAAACGAACACTTGGTTTACCCCTGCCGAAATTGTGGAAAAACTCGGCCCGTTTGACATGGATCCATGCACGCAAACCTTCCGCCCGTTTGATACTGCGAAGGTTCATATTTGCGAGGATGTTGGCGGGTGCGGGATAGCTACCGACTGGATAGGTAGAGTATGGCTTAACCCCCCGTATGGTCGGGAAATCGGCAAATGGTTACAGAAATTGAAAGCCCACGGAAACGGGATAGCGCTTGTCTTTGGCCGAACAGAAACAGGATGGGGGCAAGAGGCGATAAAACACGCTGACGCTGTTAATTTCATAAAAGGCCGACTCTCTTTTATTCGACATGATGGCTCAAAATCCTCTAACGCCGGAACTGGCAGCATGTTGCTTGCCTTTGGTGCCGAGAACGTAGAAGCGATCAAGAGGATACCCGGCGTTATTTTTGAAACCTAACGCCCTTAATAACTGGATTGCGGGTTGACTTGTTGAGGCATGGAGCCAGCTGCTAAGAACTTGACGGGAAGAATAGAGTAAGATGCAGCTGCCCCGCAAATCCGTTTGATTTGCTTGTTATGTGAAATATTTCGAGCGAGGTAAGAACATAATTACAGAGAACGAACGAAAGCTATTAATTTTTCTGCAACGGATGAAGTTAATACGAGTTGAAACGAGAATGAGGCTTCTTTGGGTTGAGCCAAAGTTTGGGACAAAGCACCTTCTTAAGTGAATAAAGGGCAGGCAGAAGGTAGACAACAAGCACCACGCCCCATGTTGCCCAGCGAACCACTACCATAAGGCTAGGCTAGTGGTAGAACGTTGCACCTGTGGGGCCACATAACGCCCCTGATCACCGGAAAACAGCAGTATCGTTTTTCCGCGTGGATCTAATTGTTAGGCGATACCACTAATTTATGGAGGTGGATATGAGTGATGGATTAACAAGTGCAGACATTTTTGGAGACAGGGCGCGCCGTCAGCGACAGAAAAAAAAGGTAGGGGTGATTGATAGATTGCAAATAGTCCTAGAAACCTTAAGGCGGGATTTCCAACATGTGTCTATCGTTGGTTTTACCGATGAGCCGAAAGGCGACAAGCAAGAGTCAGACGTTCCCGGATTTAATTACGAATGGGTAGACCAAACATGCGGGATTTGCGGTGATGATTTCCAGGGTAATGTCTATTTTGAGATGGAGTCAGGGCTGTTCGTTGACGTTTGTTTTGCTGCCTAACGCCCTAGCTAACTTGCGGCGGTAGGCCGGATAAATAATAAAACAGAGACATGTTTCGTCGAGTTGGGCGGCTTGTTGTATTGCAGAAAGGATTGAGCGTGGAAGAAAAAATATTGGAAATTAGTAAAACCTGCCGTTTCGAATTAACGAAATATACCGGGTTCGGTAGCAGTTTGACCCTTGATTACGTGGAACATTCACCTGCTCACGGATACAGCGACAGCGAAACGAGCATTGATATTGATAAGGAAAAGGCTGAAGAAATTATAGCGTTTCTTGGCGAGCACCTTAAAGATATTTGAGCGTGGGGCAGGGCTAAACTTTTTAAGCAATACAACAGTGAGATAGACAGAATATTGTGAGCCAATATGGTGCTAGACAGAAAACCACAACACAATATCAGCAAGTTACACGATAGCTAAAATAAATTAACTCTAACGCCCTCCCGCCACCACAATATTTTGTAGTGAATTTGTTGATGTTGGTGGGGAGGGGAGGAGGTGAAAAGATGAGTACAGATTTTAAAGAATTTTCAGAGGTGCCTACGAAGGCTCTTAGTAGTAGATTAGCATATTTGTCAGACGTTTTTGCTAGAAAAAAAGGGAACGTTAGTCATGAAATTACTATGCGTGTTCCAGCAGAGCTTGACCGAGATGCTGATTTAGTTTGTGCAAATGCAGCGGTTAGGCTTTCTGAGCTTAGTAGTAAAGTTGATAAACTCAAGGCTGAGAACGTTGTGATGCGGGATGCTTTAGAGGGAATATCAAGTAGGCAGGGAGCTTCGCTTGATGGATCAATGGCAGAGAAAGCCCTCAACGCCACACCCCAACACAGCAAAGGTGCAGAAGGTAATAGCCGCTGCTGATTTAGTCAAATGCAAGTTTGAACATTCAGACTGCTACGATGAGCACTGTCCGACATGTAAGCTTATCGAGGCTGTCCGCGATATGTAGGAAGGGGGAGAATAATGAAGGTAGAAAAATACTACTGTGATGTCTGCGGCGGTGATATGGAAGAATCAAGTTCCCAGTTGACGTATAAGGGACTTAAATTCAAAAAGAAGAGTGTTGATTTCTTTATATCAGGAGGCATGAAGAACTCAGATGTTTGCAAGTATTGTCTCATAGATATGGCAAATACATTTGATGACAGAGACTCGGAGCAGTCATGACGAGTAATAAATTGATAAATAATGGTAATATTGGTATAGTATTTAAACTATGAGAGATATAAATGAAATAATAGATGAGGCGATTGAATATCTTTGTGATGATGACATAAGTAAGGGCGGGGAGGCTCTGGTTGAATTAGCTCATTGCTGGTCTAAGGCTGGGATGACTCAACAGTCATTTAATGACATTAGGAAGTACATCATCGATGAAGCTACAGCAAAGACAAGCGCAATATTCATTTCCTGTAAATTAAAAATAATCGAAAGGAAGATGTATGAACAGCGAAACAGAACAGACAAAGGAAAAGCCTGGACGAAGAACAGCGGGAAGCAGCCAAATCAAAGATATGGAGCATCGCATTGAGACGCTGGAACGCTGTCTTGCTAAAATCGCTCACTATTCAGGATCTCAGAGAATCCTAGATGAATTTAAGATTCCACGTTGGGAACCATCAAAGAGAGATTTCGGTAAATTCAAAGATTAGGAGTAAAAAATGAATGAAATATGTACAGTAGACGTATCAGTTTTGTTCGTTTCTATCCTTATTCTGTTAATAGCGAGTTCATAAAGTGGTAGCGTTGAGAAAACTAACAAGAAAGTGGGAGCTTTTTGTAGCTGCATATGATGGTGATATTGGTAAGGCCGCTGATTCTGCTGGCTTAAACAGGTCTTATGCAAGAAGGTTAATGGTAACAAACCCTAACATCATGGCACATATTAGGGCGAGACAGGACGAAGAAAACGCACCACTGATAGCAACAAGGCAGGATAGACAAAGGTTTTGGACGGAAACCATGAAGAGTGATGAAGAGTCAATGCGTGACAGGTTGAAAGCTTCAGAGCTACTAGGGAAGTCGGAAGCTGATTTTACTGAGAAGGTTGATCTTGGTGGTACTTTAAAGGTAACCACCACGAGGAAGAGATTTGATGGCGAAAACGATTGAATATGTTTTAAAGCCACAAGGGAAGGTATTGCAGGAGTACGCAGATTGCCGCGCTCCTGTTTCTTTTATTATGGGGCCTCTCGGCTCTGGTAAGACAGTTCAAACCATTCTAAAAATGTTTGATTTAATGTGTGAACAAGAGCCTGTAAAAGTTGTCGGTCATAAACACTTCAACAAGCGCCTAACCAGATTTATCGCAGTCCGTAACACCTATTCAGAGCTGTTTTCAACCACAATCAAAGACTACCTTGAAATCCATGGTGAACTAGGAGAGTTTAAACAGGGCAGTAAGGAGCCACCAACCCACAGACCATTGTTCGAGCTTGAAGATGGAACCATTGTTGAGTCAGAAGTGATCTTCATCGCGTTTGACCGTCCTGATCATGTAAAGAAGGCCAGGGGGCATCAAGCAACATGGATATGGTTGAACGAGGTTAAGGAGCTATCGAAGTCAGTTATAGATATGCTTGATCTTCGACATGGCCGGTATCCATCGAGAAAAGAAGGCGTTGTCTGCACTCAACACGGAATGCTTGGAGACACAAACGCACCAGATGAAGACCACTGGTATTACAAGCATGCTGAAGAAATAAAGCCGGAGGGCTGGAAGTTCCACAAACAGCCAGGGGGAGTGACCGGCAGAGCTGGGGCGTGGAAGGTAAATCCAAACGCCGAGAACATTCACAACCTACCACCTGATTATTATAAGCGTGGCATGTCCGGTAAGACAGATGACTGGATAAAGGTAAACCTTGCTAACGAGTATGGATTTGTTTCGGAAGGTAAGCCGGTTCATCCGTATTATGTTGATTCAGTCCACTGTCTGGATATGGATTTCGAGCCAAACAAAACAGATCCAATTATCCTTGGCTTTGACTTCGGCCGCACCCCTGCTTGTGCCTTTACTCAGAAGCAATCAATTTATAATCGGTGGGTTGTATTTGACGAATTCACAAGTGAGAACGTATCAGCAGCCTCATTCGCTCCTGCTGTAAAGAAATACATCGAGGAGAATTATAAAGGCTATACCTTCCGTGGCTGGGGTGATCCTTCCGGCAACAACAGGGGGCAGGGAACAGATGACACCCCATTCCAAATCCTGCAGGGGGCTGGAATAACCTGTTATCCAACAGCAGACAACAATCCAATGCTTAGACGTGCATCTCTTGAGGAGCCAATCAAAGAACTTTGCATGGACGGAAAACCTAGATTTATCCTACTCCCGAAAGCTAAGATGATTAGGAAGGGTCTGCAAGGTGGTTTCTGTTATCGTCGCATTATGGTAACAGGTGAAAAATACACAGACGAACCAGACAAGAATGAGTACTCACACCCAGTCGAAGCTCTCGAATATGCCCTTTACGGAGAGGGAGAGGGGTTAAACGCGGTAAGAATAAAAGATAGTCGATTTGGAGCTAAGCCTGTGCAAGCGCAGGTCGGCTTTGACGTGTTCGAATAATGGTGATAAGTTTTACAAATGGAGGAGCATAATGAAAAAAGTATTATTGGTTATTGGTATTGTCCTTTTGTTTGCAGATCAAGGGTTTGCAGACTCTAAATCGTGGTTGCTAGTTGGGGTAAACACCACAGAGCTGACAGACGCTGCCCCAACGTACACAGAATTCGTGGACACAAGAAATATTGTCGACGTATTTGTAGATACTGTGATAGACAAGGGCGCAACTGTGCAGATTGTTCCAGTGCTGTCATCTACTGATGATACTTATCTAGGCGAGGCTCCGGTTGCAACGACCATTGCAGACGGTGGTGGGACAGATAGAACGCTATATAGTAGGATCATGGCACCAAGGGCAAAGATAATTATTACAAAAACGGAAGCAGGGACAACAAGCGGCTTCACTGTATCAATAAGGGGGAACTGATATGAGAGCAATTATCATTCTCCTTTTTTTGTGTTCGATGGCTTTCGCTGGTTCAGATCAGGGTTATCCAATAGGTGGGGGATCACTTCCAAGTCAATCAGGCCAGGCTGGTAATTTCCTTAATACTGATGGTTCTACTGCGTCCTGGCAATCAATACCGGGCGGCGGCGATATGTTGTCAACAAATAACTTGTCTGATTTGACAAACGACACGACAGCCAGAACTAATTTAGGTGTTGATCCTGCCGGGACTGATAATTCAACTGATGTTACAATCGCTGCGGGAAGAGACTACATCACGATATTAGGCCAAGTGTTGACATTGGGATTTGTAGATCTGGCATCAGATATCACAGGCAATCTACCTGTAACTAGTCTTAATGGTGGAATCGGTGCAAGCGCGTCAACATTCTGGCGCGGTGATGGAAATTGGGCAACACCGGCTGGAGGAGGGGCAAGCCCGTTAACAACGAAAGGCGATACATATACTTATAGTACAACTGATGCCAGACTACCTATAGGCTCAGATGGGACTATCAGGGTAGCTGATTCAGCCGAACCTACTGGTAGTAAGTGGACTGACACTCTTAACCTTGATTTCATCCTGGCCGATGAAGCCCCAAGTGTTGCATCAGGACACATCACATACAATGCTACTGACGACTCTTTAAGAGTTTTCGATGGTGTCGGTGTTGATACATATAGCAATGACGCTACCAATGCAACGTTATATGCATCATCAATAGCCAGTGGGACATCAGCTCTAGGGACAGTATCAATTTCTGATGGTGCTTGCGCAACGGTGGTTACATCAACGGCAACAGGTACGCTTACAACAGACACAATTAACTGGGGCTTTAATAGCGATCCAACTGGTGTGACAGGATATAGCCCGGTAGGTGATCTGGTTTATATCGTGGCGTATCCATCAGCAGACAATGTAAATTTTAAGGTTTGTAATAAATCTGGGTCTGCTGTTACTCCAGGAGCCATAACATTAAACTGGAGTGTGTTGAGATGAGATTATTTTTAATACTAGCCTTACTGATACCATCACTGTGCTTTGCTGGTCAAGGGACGTACCCTATACCCATGGTCTATCAAAGTGGTGGTGGCGGTGATCCAGATACGGAGTTGGGATACACCACTATCGGAAGCACTGAGGTTGGCGGAAGCACCTCAGGACGTCGTATTACGATAACAGTCCCAGCGGGCGGGCTAACTATTTCGCATGGATATGTTTACAGTAAGTCGGCTAATAATGCTACGTTCTCAATGGCGATATATGAGACCAACGGGACGCAGGTCGGTTCTTGTAGCAACTCATCCGCAGTTATGAATAATATTGCTGCATGGTGGGAGATTACGTGGTCAACGCCTATTTTCTTGGATGCCGGAACGTATTATATCCAGTATCATAACACAGCGGCTATGTCTTACTTCTATGATGCTGGATCAGGTCATGCATTCGGTGCAGAAACTTGTGGAACTCTGTATACAAGTAGTTCAACGCGCGAAGCTACAATGACTGTGGCTAATTACGCAGCCCATTAGAGAGGCGAGATGTTAAGATATAAAATACTTCTATCCGTCGTTGTTTTTCTATCAATTACATGTAACGTCAATGCAGCAGTGTTCCACGTTAAGACAACAGGGACAAAGACTATCGGCGCATCTATCGCTGATGATTGGACAGACGCTAACAGCTACGGAACGATAGGCGCTGCAATTGCTGAGATGTCTGGCGGTGATGAGGTCATAGTTGACGATGGGGTATATTCAGGACTAGTAAATGCTATCGGGAGACAAGACGGGCTTCTCGGGCTCTTGACAATCCCAGATGGGGCCGCGGGGAGCTTAACTGCTATCAGGGCAAGGAATCCGTTTGCGGTCACGATAGATTCAGGAGCAAACACCGATAGTAATTGGGACTCGAACGCCCGATTTGTAAGTGTTACCGGAAGCTATATAAAAGTTGACGGTTTTATTCTTATTAATCGTGATGACTCAGACGCATCAAACGTTGTCGCCGACGGCGCCGACCATGTACTTTTTAAGCGACTATTCTTGCGAGTCGAGAGTAGCACCGGTAGTGCTTCAGGCTTTGCCGCCTGGGGGAATAGCTCGTACATTACATTTGAGGACATAGCCTTTACGGGTGGCTATAGATACGCTTTCAGAGTTGGTGGGACGGCGGATCAATCTCACCATATAATTTTCCGCCGTTTTGTTGGCCGTGGAGACTATACGGTATCAGGCGATCCGTTCAGTTTAGTCGGAGTTTATGGGAATAACAATACTGGTCTTGAGGGCTCACATCACGTCGCCTACCAGAACGGTATCCTGATCGATAGCAATTCGTCTTCTGGGGCGTCGAACACTGATAAGCACAATCCTTGGTATATTTTTAAGTCGAATCACAACATCAGTATTGACGGATGTATTACCCTCGCCAATGAAATTGACTGGTTTATGCAAATAAACCTAGAAGGGTCTGTTGGACAGAATCTAAAAATACGCAACTCTCTTTTTTGGGGCAACAAATCAACGATGACGACCCCCACCGAGAGCGTTCCGTTGAAAATGAAAGGGTCAACCGATTCAGGAGGTACGGACATTTTTGATCAAAATACTTTCGGAGATCAACGTTTAGCTTTCGCCTATGACGGGGCGTCGTTAACAGACAGTGTGACAAATAGCTTGTTTAAAGATCTTACGGCGGGGTCGTATACAGGTAGCTTTTCTGTTGACTCAAATAATTCATTTAGTGGCGCTACCGCAAGAGGAAGCAACCAAGTTGCTTTTGCTTCAGACTTTTTATATCTCCCACGAGTTGAGACGACATCTAATCGCTACGACGGAGGAACGTCAAGCGGCATGGTCGGGGCCCACATACTCAAGCGTATTGGCGTTGAAGGTACTTGGCACGGTGACACCGGATGGGACTCTAAAACAGCAACCGATTTATGGCCGTGGGCTTACGACAACGAAATACGTGATCTCTTTGCCGCGTCGTACACTATGCCTAGCGGGGCGTACCCGGCAACAAACGACACAACACGAGGGTTCACAGACACAGCCTACGATCATACAGACTACCCGTTAACCGAGTACATCTGGGAATATCTCGGAAACGAAATCGGCAACACAAATGCAGAGATTGAGGCGTTTGACTTCACAGCAGGTTACAACCCACCACCATCTGGAGGCGGTGGGTCAAGACTCAACGGTAATTCACAACTTAACAACCTTGGAACCGGCGCAAGTCAGATCAGGTTTAATTGAAGATGGATTGTGGATATAAGGAGGAAGTGAAGTGTTTTATTGTTTTTACTAAGTCAAAATCAAAACATTGGTTGTTTAAGTTTCTTGACTCTGAAATTCAGCATGTTTATGTGATGCGAAAAAGTGAAGGTGGTCAGTTTTGGACAATTATTAATCCGCTATTTAGCCACACTCGCATAGAGACAGTATTGGTTGATGATTACCCTCACCCCCGTTCATACACTTGTGATGATGCTGTTATAGTCCCGGTGAAAGTTACTATAGACACAAACAAACAGAGGTGGACATTTTGTGTATTTAATTGTGTTGAGGTGGTAAAATCGTTACTTGGCATTAGAAGTTTTTGGACGTGGACGCCATACCAGTTATTTAAAAAGCTGAAAGGGGTTTGATATGGGAGATAAATTAAAGTCTGGATTTAAGACCGTTCTTGATCCTAGTGATAGAGGAAAGGACATCGGCGGAATGATTGACCCTGGGGGGAAGATCATCGAGAAGACAACAGGTAGCGACATCGGGAGGAAAATAGCAGACCCAGGTAAGATAATTCCTGAAGATCCTGCCGTGTTGATAAAGCAGCAGAAGTTGTTGGCAAAAGAGCAAGAAGACTTAATCGCACTGCAAAAACAGAGTGAAGATAAAAAGCTTGCAGAGGCAAAAGACGAGATAGCAAGGAGACAAGCGGTGTCAAGTCGCGGACTTCTTGGACGCTCTTTGCTTACTGCAAAAAGGAGTTAATATGGGTACTCTACTTAGTCCCGGTGCAGATGAAGCAAAAAAGACAGCAAGAGATCAGCGCACACAGATTGCCAGACAGAAGCAGTTAGAGCAGCAGAAACTTGCAGAGGAAGAGGGTGACATTGAAAGGCGGAAAGCGGCAACAACTGCCGGTCGCGGTGGGCGCTCACTCCTTGTGGCGACTAAACAAGATTTATCCAAGACTCTAGGGGGTTAAAATGGCAATCCCAAAAGGGCTAGGATCAGTCTCTGACTTGATCAAGCGATTCTCAGAAGCGCGTGACCGGTGGGAGCTGTTCAGATCTTTACATCAGGAAGCGTTTGACTTCTCAAACCCACAACGCGAAACTTTCAGATTGCGTTCACCGGGGCAGAGAAAGAATCGACATGTCTTCGATTCAACGGCAATCCTTGGGCTTGAACAATTCGCATCTAGGATTCAGGGGTCAATTGTCCCAAGCTGGCAACAGTGGATGAATCTAAAGGCTGGCGATGAAGTTCCTGATGAAGATAAGGACAGGTCTGATGAGCTGTTGGAGGAAACAACTGACACCTTTTTTTCACATCTCAACCACTCAAATTTTTCAACAGAAATATCCCCGGCATTTTCTGATCTTGGAGTTGGTACTGGGGCGATCCAGATTGAAGAAGGTGAGTTCAACAAAGGTGAGGTTCTTAACTTCTCCAACGTTCCACTTGCCGAACTTTATCCTGAACTCCCGCCTGGCGGGGCCATTGAATCAACATGGAGAAAGCAGGAGGTAGCAGCACGGCACTTGACTAGGGTTTGGCCAGGGGCAAAACTACCGCAACAGCTTCAGAACATGGTTGAGAAACAGCCGAATAGAAAAGTTGACATCCTGAATGGGATGCTGTTTAACCCTGAAGACGGTAAGTACTGGCAAGTTGTTATTCATGAACCGTCAAAATCTTCAATCTTTGAGCAGTCGTTTAATTCAAAGCGTCTGATTGTATTCCGTTGGCATGTTGTATCGGGCGAGGTGTTCGGACGTGGGCCAATTATCCAGATGCTACCCGATATCCGTACTGTCAACAAGGTCAAGCAATTCATTCTTGAGAATGCAGCCCTACAAATGGCTGGCGTCTATACCGGTGTTGATGATGGCGTATTCAATCCCCATACGGTTAGAATTGCTCCAGGCTCTATTATTCCAGTCAAGAGCAACAACAACCAAAATCCAACACTTTCACCACTTAATCGATCTGGTGATTTGGGTCTTGGCAACTTTGTTCTTGAAGATCTGCAAGCAGGAATACGAAAGGCTTTATTTGTCGATCCACTTGGAGAGGTAACAGACCCGGTAAGAAGCGCAACAGAGGTCATGATCAGGCAACAGGAGATGTTGAAAAATGCCGGTGCATCGATTGGCCGCTTAAAAACTGAGCTGGTTGAGCCTTTAGTTGCTGCCGTGGTTGACATCCTTCAAAGCCTTGGGAAGATTCCACAGATTAAGGTTGATGGAAAAGAAGTAACAATAAAACAAACCTCCCCATTGGCGAAAGCTGAAGACCTTGAGGATTTCCAGAATAGCCAGTTATGGTTTAGCAATATCACACAATTACCAGAGGAGGTCGTTGCAGGTTCTGTTAAAATTGAAGACTTACCTCGCTTCTGGCAACAAAAACTTGGTGTCCCTGCTGATCTCGTCAGGACTGATGAAGAAAGAAAGATGCTAGCAGACCAAGTCCAAGCAGCAGCTCAACAACAATTAGAACAAGGAGGTGGACTTGAGGAATGATGACCGCAACTTTTATGACGACCTCAACCCAATCAGCATGGATGAAGCTGTAAAATTCCAGAAAGACGCAGAGGCAAAAGGACAAAAGATTGACTATCTTATCCATAAGGCCTTTGCACAAACTGAATCAGGGCGTGAGCTTCTTGAAATATGGAAAGAGTCCTTAATTATGTCATCAACTGCGGATGAAGGCGCTGACTTGGTTACGATTGGGATCAACGAAGGAATGAAACGTTTTATCAGAGGAATTATCCTCACAATTAAGAGAGTGGAGAGTGAATAATGTCTGAAGTGGATACTAGCCAAGGGGCTACCCAAACAGGTGCAGAAAATTCAGATGACGCGGCAGCCGTTGCAGCTGCCCTGACTGAAGGCGGTGGGCAAGGTGGAGAAGAAAATCAAGGCTGGATGCTTGCAGAAGGCGTCAACGGCGAAGGTGAAACACCAGAATGGTTTAAGGGTGACAAGTATGGAACCGTTGTAGATCAAGCCAAGGCATACAAGGAGCTTGAAAGTAGATTTGGCTCATTCACTGGTTCGCCAGAAGAATACGCAGTAAATCTGTCTGAAGAGTTGACAGAAAGAGGTATCGAGATCGGAACTGATGACCCTCTTTACGAAGAAGCGCTTAGCTTTGCCAAAGATTCAAACATGAGTCAAGAGGGATTTGATAAGATGATGAATCTCTATGCAACATCAAAGGTTGCTGAAGGGGAAGCACTAGAACTGCATAAGCAGGCGGAGATTGCATCTCTTGGTGATAATGCACAGGCGAGGATTGACAACCTGACTAATTGGGGGAAAGCGAATCTTCCTGCTGATCTGTTCGATGGTTTTCAGGAAATGGCAACATCAGCGAATGCGGTCAGGGCTATGGAGAAACTTATTTCAATGAGCCGCAATGCTCCGATATCTCCGGAATCGGTCAAGGCTCAATCTGGCATTACCGCTGAAGAAGTGCAAAAGATGCAATTTGAAAAAGATGAATATGGAAATCGTAGGCTCCAGACAGATCCAGCTTTCAGAGCAAAGTTCAATAAGCTGAAAGAGCAGGTATGGGGTTCAGAAGAGTATCGTAATATCATCGGTAATTGACATTATTGGACAATTGAATTAAAGTTAAATAACACCTTTCAGATACCCTCCTTCTTGTGAGGCCTGAATTATGGGTTGTTACTGAGATGTAACAAGATCGCCCCTGATTCCAGGTCACTCGATCACGTTACGAAAAAGAAATTGATCGTAAACCACAAGAAGGAGGCATTTCATGTCTAAGTTTCTAACCGCAGCCGCAGTCACTGAGTTTGATAATGAAGTCAAGCATCAGTATCAAGGTATGGGCAAACTTCGCAATACCGTTACAGTCCGTAATAGTGTAGTCGGAGAAGCCTACAAATTTACTCGCATGGGCAAGGGTCTTGCTAACCAGAAAGCAACACAGGCCGATGTGACCCCTATGGATATCAGCCACGCACGTCAAACCGCGACCCTTGAGAACTGGAACGCGCCTGAATACACTGATATCTTTGATCAGGCCGAAGTCAACTTTGACGAAAAGCAGGAGCTAGCGAAGACCATTGCCGAGGCACTGCAACGCCGCGAAGATCAGTTGATCATTGACGCAATGGCAGCGGTTACATTTGCCGCAACCAATGACCAGAATCCAGATACTGGCCGCGTATTTGACGTTTCCGCAACTGCCAACTTTGGCCTTTCCCTTCTCCGTTCTGCACGTGAACACTTTCAGGATATTGAGGCCGACCCTAACGAGCAGCACATCGCCCTGAAGTCTCAGGCGCTGCAAAAGCTGCTTGAGGACACTACTGTTACCAGTACTGACTATAACACTGTTAAGGCATTGGTTAGTGGCGATCTTGATTCCTACATGGGTTTCAAATTTCATGTTATCGGAACTCGTGCGGAGGGTGGTCTCCCTGGCGTAACAACTGATGAGATCGCTTTTGCATGGCACAAGCCAGCAATCGGACTTGCTATCGGTATCGACATGAAGACAACTATTGATTGGGTTGCTCAGAAAACTTCATGGCTTGCCAATGGCATGTTCAAAGCTGGCGCTGTTGCTCGTGAACCACAGGGAATCGTCAAGCTCCAGTACGACGAAACCGCTTAATCAAACGAACTTAAGGAGGTTCAATTATGGCTTTTGCAGCAGCAAATTTTTTACCGAATTCGTCCATGGCTAATAGTGACGCGCCACGTCATTATACCTATAAAACAGCAGATACAAAGGCAACGGTTGTCGCATCTGGTTACTTCAACAGCCAAGCAAACCAACTCAATGTTGGCGATCTGATTTGGGTTGTTGGCGTGACAGGTGGGACAGAAGTTTTCTTTGTTGTTTTCGTTGATGCCATCAGCGCAGCCGGTGTTGTGACAACTCTTTCATCTTCACTCGTACTTGCTTGATTAATTGGGGCAACCTTAACGGGTTGCCCCTTTCCTTAAAGGTGGCTGTTGATGAGCACTAAAAATGTAGAAATCATTGCAGCAACAACCCTACTTGCTTTTAGTCTTCCATTTCAACCCGTTGGAACTGTCACCATAACTGCTGGTGCTCTCGAAGATGACGAGGGTGTCCAGATTCAATACACTCATGACGGCACAGAATGGCAGTCGCTATATCTTAACGGCGTCTTGCAGGAAATAACAAACAAACATTCTTTTATAACTATCGTTGGCCCTGGTAAGTTCAGGTGCCTGAAGAGTTCAACCGTCTCACCAGTTAGCGTCAACATATGGGAAACAGAGGTTAATCAGTGATAAGGAACCAGAGGGGAGCGATAATAGAGTCAAACGGTGGTGTTCCTGTAAATATTCAGGATCAGACAACCCCTGTTATTATTATCCCACTCGTTCTAAAGGTTGCGTCAACAACATTGAGTATTCCAGCAACAGCAGAGACATATACTATTAATGTTGTGTCTTCCGCTGGTTTTGTTGTCGGTCAGTACCTTAGAATTTTAGACTCAATAAATAATAGGTTCTATTCTGGCAAGGTGTTGGCCATCGCAGTCAACACTATAACGCTTGACTCTCAGCTTGATTTTTCATTTCCAGCTGGGGTTCAGGTCAGTGTAGGGAATGACAATATGAACGTTGACGGTAGTGGAACACCGGCTATTTATCAACTCAGGATAGATGACCCTGCTCTGAATTTGACCGTCGATATAACTCGAATAATATTCAACTGTGAGACTAATAGCGCGGTTGATTTAAATAAGTTTGGCAATCTCCCAGCATTAACAAGGGGCTTAGCATTTAGGCGTACGGACGGTACAATAAACAATATTTTTAATGTGAAAACTAACGGAGAAATAAAAGGGATATGCTATGACTACGACCCGACAGTGGCTAGCAACCCAGCACAAGCCGTTGATGGATTTCATGCGAGATTAACGTTTGCCGGACAAAATAAGATCGGCGTTGCTTTACGAATCGCACCGAATGAGAACTTAGAAATGTTAGTCCAGGACAATTTGACAGGGTTGATACACCTTGGGGTGGTCGTGGAAGGTCACATAGTATTTGAGTAGGGGGAAGTTATGCCAACATCAATAGACATTGCAAGCAACGCATTAATCCTGATTGGTGATGATCCTATCTCGTCATTTTCAGATCCAGGAGCAGGGGCACAGGCAGCAGCAAACCTATACCCTGAAACCTATCGTCAAGTGATGAGTGAGCACCCTTGGAGCTTTGCATTCAAAGAACAAATGTTGAGCAGGCTTTCACAGCAACCAGCAGATTTAACAAATTTCAAATATGCGTTTCAAGTCCCGCCAGATCTTATTAGACTATGGGCTATCATGCCGCATTCTAACTATATTATTGTTGGTGACCTTCTCTATTCAAATCAAAATGAACTGCTTGCTCGATATGTTTATCAAGTCGATGAAACAAGCCTACCACCACACGTAACAAAGACGATTGAATACCGTCTCGCTTCTGATTTTGCAATGCTGGTTACGGAGAGCCAGACAAAGGCAACTTTCTACGAAGAAAAGTACAGGGATATGCTTCAGAGGGCAAAAGCTATTGATTCCCAAGGTAGACCGCAACAGCCAATGGTTGACAGCCCGTTCATAGATGTCCGTTTGTCGGGGAGAGGGTTTATTGACTAATGGCCGATCTTTGGACATTCCAGAGCAGTATGAACAGGGGAGAGCTTGACCCGCTACTTGTTGGCAGGATCGATCTTCAAGCATATTACAGTGGACTAGCAGAGGCTACAAACGTTCTTTCAATCCCGCAAGGTGGAGTGAAGAAGAGGCCTGGTTTTGAGTTTCTGGGAGAAGCGCTTGACACCGGAAGGCTGGAGAACTTTTCGTTTAACGTTGAACAAAACTATCTCGTTGTGTTCACCCCGCTGAGAATGCAGATTTACAAAGAGGGAATCCTCCAGACAAATATAAACGGGTCTGGAAACGATTATCTTGTGACACCATACACACTGTCACAGATTGCTGATTTTGATTATATTCAGTCTGCTGATACTGTCATTATTACGCACCCAGATGTTGAACCACAAAGGATAACAAGAACAAGCGACACCGACTGGTCGATTAATGTTTTAGGGTTAACGAATATCCCCCAGTTTAATTTTGACGATGGTTCTAGTCCTGTTCCAACGGATGAGATCCAGCAACTCACTTTCACAAATTTTCAAGACGGTGATAGGTTTAAGCTTTCCCTTGAGGGGCTTCTCACTGAAGAAGTTGTCTGGGGCAATGATGTTGCAAGCGACATTTCAGCAGCACTCCAAGACCTTATCAACACTGGCACAACAGGTATATCTTCAGTAAGGGCGGCAGGAGTTATTACTGTGACATTCAGTGGTGATTCTGCCAACGATTGGGACGATCTTAGTGTCACACCTATCATAACATCTAGCGTTTCTTTTAAAGCGACAACGTTAAAGACGCAAGCTGGAACTGGAAAAGATGAAGATACATGGTCTGCTACACGCGGGTGGCCGGTATCATGCACTTTCCATGAGGGCCGCTTGTGGTTTGGCGGCTCTAAAACAAGACCTGCCACAATATGGGGATCAAGGGCCGGTGATTTCTTCAACTTCAAAAATAGAAAAGCTTTTGCTGATGAGTCGATAGAGGCAACCCTTGACACTGATCAGGTAAACGCAATTGAGGCGGTGTTTTCAAATAGGACACTACAGATATTTACTTCTGGCGGTGAATTCTTCATCCCTGAATCCCCGATAACTCCAGAAAACGTAGCTGTGTCACCTCAAAGCAACTTAGGAACAAAGCGTGTCAGACCTGTAACTCTTGAAGGTGTAAGTCTTTTTGTCCAGAGAACAGGAAAGGCAGTTGTCCAATTTGTATTCATCAACGAGTTTCAGGCAAATCAATCAAGAAGCATTTCATTTCTATCTCCACATTTGATTAATGACCCTATTAAAATGAGTGTTAGTAGGGGAACGGAATCAACAGACGCAAACTATGTTTATATCCTCAATGCAAACGGCGAACTGACAGTATTCAACACGTTGTCATCTGAAGACGTTGCAGGGTTTACAAGGGTTGAAACTGATGGGCTGATTAAGTCCGTTGCTGTTGTCGATAATGAGCTGAATATTCTGGTTGAGAGAACAATAAACGGCAGCACAGTTTATTATATCGAGAAAGAAAACAACCTTCTTAACACTGATTCAGCGGTCAGGAAAACAGGGCTTGCATCTGACACCTTAACGGGGCTTGATCATCTCGAAGGTGAGACAGTAAAAGTAAAGGCTGATGGTGCTGTTCAATCCGATGCGGTTGTTTCTTCTGGGGCAATAACGATAGGAAGAACGGCTGACACGATTGAAGCCGGACTTGAATTTCTCCCAACAGTTAAGACGTTGCCATTAAACATTAATCTGCAGAACGGCCCAAACGCATCCAGTAAGAAAAAGATTGCTCGTGTTTCTGTTCAACTATTTGAGTCTAATGGTGTTATTATCAATAACCAAAGGCTTGCAGATAGGACAATTGGACAAGATCAGTTTGACGCACCTATCCCGCAAACGGGAATAAAAAGGATTCACCTTTTAGGTTGGAGCCTTGAAGCTCAAGTAACAATAACGCAAGACACGCCGATGCCGTTTAATTTATTAAACATCGGCCTCGAAGTGAAGACGTGAGGTTGATATGGGTGTAGCCGCAATACCATTAATAATTTCAGCTGGAACAAGCTTAATGCAAGCCTCCCAGCAGAGAACCGCCGGTAAGATTCAGCAGATAGAATCAGAAACGGCTGCAAAGCAGGAAGAACTTGCAACTATCCAACGTGAATCAGACCGGAAGGAATCCCTAGCGAGAGCCTTAGCAAGCCAGACAGCAACATCAGGTTCGCGTGGAATAGCAGCGTTTGAAGGATCACCTCTTGCTATTCTTCAGGAAGACATTTCAAGGGAAGAAGAAGCAACACAGCGCGATCTCTTCATGTCCCAGCTGTCAACACTGACAACAAGAACAAGGGGAACGATTGCTAAAAAGGCCGCAGAATCTGGGGCAGCAATTGGATTGATTAGTGATTTTAGCAAAATAGCAGCTTCCTCACCCTCCTTCAGTGGCGGGGGTAAATAATGGCTGAACGATTCAACCAGAAAACTCAACTTCAGACGATTGACCCACGTTCAGGAGCAGCATCTGGACTACTTTCACTTGCCGATAAATTAGAGGGCTTTAAGCAGCAAGCGATTCAAAAATCGGGTGAATTGGCACAGGCAAGAGGGATCAGATCAGCAGAGCAAGTTACATTGGCAAAAGAAGGAGATATCACACAGGCTCCAGAGTTTAAAGGTGTAGGCTTTTTTGGAAGTATCGAGACACAGGCCCACAATAAAGCATTAAAAAATGCGTATCTTGCATCTCTTGACAATGATAACCGTGAGGCCATTGGTCGGATCGCAGCAGAAAACCCTGATAACCTCATTAACTTTAATGATCAGATAACAAGTTATCGGAACGCTATAATTAAAAACGTTGACCCATCAGTTCGTCAACTTGTCCAACAGGATATCGATAGCAAAATTAGCAACACTAGAATTAAAATACAGACCAACGAAATACAGAAGCAAAGGGAGATTGCAACAGCAGAAACTGAACTTGCTGCTCAGTCATTACTAGATAAATCCCTAACCGCAGCAAGAAGTGGTGACATGCTCGGATCTGCTGAGAGCCTACAGGATTTGTTTGCAATTTACGATGGACAGGTTGAATCTGGCATCATGACTGCCCCAGAAATGGCTATTAAAAAGCGTGATGCTGAACTGAAGGCAACTAGAGAGACAATTATCGGTGGTGTTAAGAGTATGATGACCGATGGTAACTATAACGGTGCAGTTGAAGCAATAATAAAATTTCGAGAGAAGGTTCCGAAGGGGTTCACTATTGAGGAGCATGACGAAATTATCACGGCAATGACTTCAGAGATAAATGAATCACTTTCGCTCCATAATAAACTTGAAGACACAGAGCAAGAGCTTGTAAAGCAGGGGCAAAAGTCCAAATCAATTGAATTGTTCTCTGGTGTAATCTCAGGAACGAGTACGGTCCAAGACGTTATGTCAGCACTTAACAACCGTCAAATCTCTCAAGAGCAAGCAACGAAACTTACAAACACCCTTAACACTCGCGGTAAAGGTGTTGATGATTGGTCGCTTGTAACGCGCATTCAGGATTCAATCAGGGGGGGGCAAGACATGCGTGGTGATATTATGGCGAATGCTGGGACAAATCTAACCGAAGCAACAGCTGCAAGCCTTCTTGCTGCAAACGATAAAGAAGACGATGACGAATCAATCTTAAAAACAAGCTCAGTTAAACGTGCAGAAGGGTTTATCACTCAATCAATGAAGGTTACCGGACCATTTGGGGCTTTAGATCAGGAGTCAGAGAAGAGGCTTGCAAATTCAAGGCGTGAGTTCTCTGAGAGGGTTCTCGCTGGTGAAGATGAATGGACGGTTGCTGATGAATTGGTGGGGAAAGATGAGTTCGACAGAGCATCAAACCCGATGTTTGGCAATAAGCAAGACCTTAATCAGGCGCTTGAACTTTTGAACACTGCAATTTTGTCAAACCAAATTGATGACGATACCTACAACTTTGAGTTTCAAAAGGTTGAAAGATTGATACAGCTTCGTGATAATATACAAGCATTCGACAAAAGCAGAAAGGATGCTGTAAATGCCAACCAATGATTTGACAGGTGAATACCTGCAAAGACGTAATACATCGCAGCTAACGCCAGCACAGAGGCTTAGAGCAGCTCAAACACCACAAGCCGCAATAGCTGACCCTGGCGCGGAGAGTTTTTCTTTCTCACCTGGCAAGATTGCTGCTGATATCGGGCGTGGGATAATTGAAACACCACGTCAAATAGCAGGTGGTGTTTTTGATGCAGTAAAAGAAGCATCACAAGCGTCTGACTCTCTTCTGAGCGCTATCAGCGTCCCATCAGTGCTTCAATTGACGAATAAAAAAGGAGAGTTTGATCTTGATCTTGTATCGCGTGAAGAGTTTGAATCAAGGGGGGGGGAAACTCCACTGTCTGGCGTTGAAGTAAAAGATCCAGAATCAACAACGGGGAATCTTGTTCGCGGCGTTGCTCAATTTCTTACGGGTTTTTTGCCAGCGACAAGAGCAATCAAAGGTGTCAAAGCTGCTTCAGTCGTTGGTAAAGCGGCAAAGGCTGCATCCGCTGGGGCTGCGGCTGATGTAATTGTCTTTGACCCACACGAAGAGCGTTTTTCTAATCTAGTTCAAGAGTTCCCAGCATTGCAAAACCCCGTGACTGAATACCTTGCAGCAGATCCGGAAGACTCAGAGGCAGAAGGTCGCTTCAAGAATGCCGTTGAAGGGCTTGGTCTTGGTGCGTTGACTGAGGGGTTTTTCTTTGCCGCAAAGGGTGTCAGGGCAAACAGGAGAACAAAGATAACAAAGAAAGCGGCGCAAGAAGAAACGGCTCAGATTGAACGATTGGCAGATGTTGAGGCGGATGAAAGAGGGTTAGTTCCTACTGAAAAGAGTGAGCCTGAATTCAAGCAGTTCGATGACACAGAAGACCCGGCTTTCAAAGTTGGATCAAAGCCAGCAGGAAAAGAGCGAGCATTAAATATCAATACCGATCGACTCGACACTGAGGAAGATGTTGTGAAGTTGATAGATGGTGTTGCTGATAAGTTTTCAAAAGATATCAACGAGGCAAGGCGTGAGATTATCACCAGAGAAGAAACTGAGAAGCTTGCCGATGATCTAGGTATGTCAGTCGAAGGCCTTCTCCAAAGACGTAGGGGGGAAGCGTTCAATGCTGAACAAGCGGTTGCAGCAAGAAAGATACTGGTTGCTTCAGGTGAAAACCTTATAAAGCTTGCAAAAGAAGCAAAAGCAGGGGCTGAAGTTGATGTTCTGAAATTCAGAAAAGCGATGTCACGACACCATGCAATTCAAGCGCAGGTTTCAGGGCTTACCGCTGAAGCTGGCCGCGCTCTAGGTTCGTTTAATATCGTTGCCAGAAGCGCAAAAGAACAAGAACGAATGATCAAGGAGGCTCTTGAGGCCGGTGGTGGCGCTGAGAATTCAAGGACACTAGCCGGTCAACTTGCTCAACTTGAGGGTCCCCATCAGATTAATACCTTCGTCAAGCAAGCATCTGGAGCAAAAACAAAAGCAATGATCTATGAGGCTTGGATTAACGGGCTTCTGAGTAACCCATCAACGCATACCGTCAATGTTCTTTCAAACTCCATTGTTGCTGGTTGGGCTGTTGCTGAGAGAAAAGTTGCTTCAGTTATCGGCGGTGGTCTTGACTTCCAAAACATCCCCGAAGGTGAAGCAGCTGCTCAAGCTTTCGGAATGGTGCAAGGCACAAAAGACGGAATGCGTTTAGCATGGAAAGCGCTAAAAACAGGTGAACCAGAAGACGTTATCACAAAAGTTGAAGCGCAAGGACATAGAGCAATTACAGCCGAGAATTTGAATCTTTCTGGAACTGCCGGTCGTTTTGCTGATTTTGTTGGTGAGGCTGTCAGAGTTCCAGGCAGATTCCTTACAGCTGGAGATGAGCTTTTTAAGTCAATCGGCTACAGAATGGAACTTCACGCCCAAGCATTCAGACAGGCAACAGGGGAAGGTTTGCAGGGTGATGATCTTGCAAGACGGGTTACAGAGATCATTGAAAATCCACCTGAAAACCTTGATTTATTGGCTATCGATGCCAGTAGATATCAAACATTCACTAAACCGCTTGAGGAGGGTGGACAGGCACTGCAAAACTTTGTTCAGAAAACTCCAGGAGCAAGGTTGATCGTTCCATTTATTAGAACACCTGTAAACATCATGAAGTATGCCCGTGAAAGAACGATACTTGCTCCACTGTCTAAACGTGTCAGGGAGGAGGTTGCCGCTGGCGGTGCAAGGCGTGACCTTGCTTTGGCTAAAATCGCGACAGGATCAATGATTATGGCTGCTGCTGCTGATTATACATTGTCAGGTCAGGTTACTGGCGGTGGGCCAAAAAATCCACAAATGAAAGCAAGGCTTCGCGAAACAGGATGGCAACCGTATTCAATTAAAGTTGGTGATGAATATTTCTCATACAGTAGGCTTGACCCGGTTGGAGCAACAATAGGTCTTGCGGCTGATATTTCTGAAATAATAGGCCAAACAGAAGACGCAGACGCTCTTGATTTAGCTACATCATCTGTTGTCGCGGCTGCGCAGAACATTACTTCAAAGACTTATCTATCTGGAGTTTCCGAATTTTTCGATGTGATGAGCAGCGTTAGTGCAGACCCAGAAGACAACAATAAACGTGCGAGACGCTGGGTTGAGCGCTTTGCAGGATCTATAGTACCATCAGGTGTTGCAGGATTGGAGCGTGTTGTCTCACCAGAACTTGAGGCAACTCAGGGTATACTTGAAAAGATTAAGTCTCGTATCCCAGGGTTTTCAGATGATCTGCCTCCGCGAAGAAATATTTTTGGAGAACCTATTGTTTTGAGTGGTGGCCTCGGTCCAGATATTATGTCTCCAATATACACCAGTGAGAACAAGAAAGACCCTGTTGCTGATGAGATTGTTGCACAAAAAACACTTCTCAGAATGCCTAGAAATGTGATTGATGGTGTCGAACTTAATTCGCATCAATATGATAAATATATTAGGCTCTATGCAGGGGAAAACAACCGATTTGTTAAAAATCCATTAAAACGTGAATTAACAGAACTTTTCAGGAAGCCAATTTATCAGAGCGCTACGGAAGGTCAAGAGGGTGGAAAGTCAACATTGATCCGTGCAGTCTTTGAGAGCTATCGCAATGCAGCGAAACAGGTATTACTTGAAGAAGATACAAGGTTATTTCTTGACGTTCAGAATCTAAAACGTGAAAAAGCTATCAAACTTGGAGCGAGATAATGACAATTACAGCACTACCAACAAGAAACGAATACACAGCAAACGCTGGTCAGACTGTATTCAATTACACGTTTAAGATTTTTGATACCACTGACCTTAATGTTTATGTGACTCCAGCTGGTCAAAACGCTGATGATATTAACGACCTTGTATCGGGGTACACTGTTGCAGGTGTTGGCGATGAAGATGGTGGAGCGATAACGCTTTCCACGCCAACCTCTGCCAATGATCTTGTTACTATTGTCTCAGCTATCCCAGACTCAAGAAAGACTGACTATCAAAACAACGGTGATTTTATCCCTGATGTTGTTAACGATGACCTAGATAGAGTGGTTTCGCTCGTCAAACAGATCGGAGATTTATCAAACAGGGCAATTCTTTTTCAAGAGTCAGAACAGGGACCGAAACCGATCACCATGCCAGGATTTGAGCCAAGTAAATACTTCCAGATTAATTCAACCGGAGACGGTATCGAACTCTCTGACGGAACGATTGATTTCTCCGGTGAAGTTGCAATCAACATTGCCGACTTGAGAACGAAAGAAATAGCAACGAATGCAGTCTATTATCTGGCGGGCTATTCAACAATTGGTGATGGTGGACAAGGTCATTTTATATGGAATCCGTCTAATCTATCAACAGAAGTAACTGCAGATACGCAATCAGGCATTTACGTTGCACCAAATTCTGATTTAACAGGCGCGAGCGGTGCGTGGGTTCGTTTATATCTAACAGAATTAGGGTTAAACGCATTATGGTTTGGTGTCGCAAATACTGGCGTTGACACAAGTCCAGAGATGGCTGCGTTAGACACATATTATTCAACAATCACAGGGGGATCGATTGACAGCCCTGATGCGCATCAGATTCCTTTACGGTTTCCAAGTGGGGTATATGATTGCAGTTCGTCTCCTGTTACATTTTCCCTGTCTAACATCGGACAACAGCTGCTCGGAGATGGTCAATCGACGCAACTTACATCAGTACTGGTATCGCTGGATGCTAACACAACAAAAGTATCAGATGTTAGTTTGAGTGGTGCTGGCGGTTTTGGGGTGAGGTTTTCAGGGGTTAATCGTTACCGCAAAGTCTCTAACGTGTATATTGGGGGGCGAGAGAAAGCTGTCTTGTATCAAGACGACGGCTTTTTCGATACACTCAGTAATGTTAATGCGGATTCTAACGATTACGGATTCTGGAACGAAGGGACTATGGGATGTGCTCTTGTCGGGTGCAACTTTAATAACTCCAAGTTTAACAACTATCACATATTGGCAGATGGCGAATTAAAATTTACAAACTGCCGCGGGTTGTCTTGTGGGTATAACCACCCAACACCTGATGCGGCTAATGACTCTTACAATATGTATATCTATGGAAGTGCAGCATCTAACGTAGTCGAGCACTATTTTGATGGCCTGACGCTAGGAGAGAACAGAACTAAAAGAGCGTTAACAGTTAGTCTGTCCAGTACAGACGGGGGTGCTGCAACCCTCGTCACGTTTTCCGAAAAACATCGGTTGGTAAACGAGAATGTCGACATCGAGATTGACGACACTACAAACTACAATGGGACATACAACCCAAGTCAATACACGTTGCTTTCTGGTACTACGCTAAAGATACTTACAGCATATATCTCCGACGAGAGCGGGACATTTAGGACTGAGAACTGGGATCTGTATATTGACGCTGATTCACTCGGTGACACTAATGACCTTTTCTTCAACGGAGGTAATATTAACAAGACCGCAATAATGAATGGTTATAATATTACCTTCAACGGGACACGACTAAAAGATGCTGTGTGGTTAGAGCAAGGAAACGTTAATAGGATAAATATCATAGGGTCTGCTCGTGGCCGTTTTCGACAAACGACGGGGCAAACAAGGTTTGATGTCCCTGTGGGAGGGTCAGACACCGGCTGGTCAAGAATATATTTTGGTCAAGACGTAGATACCTTTTCTCCTGGTAGTGGAAATATCACACTCGATGTGCCGGATAGTGGAGGCGGGCTAAACTCCAATAATGAGCCGACACGATTAAATCGCGTTAAAATTACTGAGGATGCGGTACTTTTAAAATCTGAGTCTATCTTGATGCAAGCTGGGGCCTTTGAAACTAGGCAGAGGAACACAGGTGAGTTTGAAGCTCCGCAGTTCCAATCTGGGCAGTCGGGGACTTTAGCAGATGATACAGCATACTCATTCACCCCATCGACACCGAAGGGATTTATTATAATCTCGAACGGCGCAGGGCAAAATGCTAGAATAGCGCAAGTTGTATATGACACTGTATCACCAGGGATGACAGATGCAGGGTATGTCGGGTCGGTCATGAATGTAACCACAGGCGTTTTAAGTGGGACAACAGGGTTAGATAACCGGATAAACATTTCCGCAGCAAATGACGGAAAGATATACATAGAAAACAGAACGGGTGGCAACATGAGTTTTTACTGGACTATATTCCGTTAATAATGGAGGCATATTGTGGTTTATATATTTAAAAATGGATACGCTATAGGGTATTTAGATGGTGACAGGGAAGTCTTATTTACCACACCAATAAAAGAAGAACTGCTAAGTTGAGAGGGTTGAATATGGGCCATTTTAAACGAAAAGAATTTGCTTGTAAATGTGGTTGCGGGTTCGATACTACTGATGTAGACACATTAAGAGTCTGCAATGATGTCCGAGGATTTGAGGGCGCTCCAGTGATTGTTTTAAGTGGTTGCCGTTGCCATAAGCATAACCATATGGTTGGTGGCGTTGAGGAGTCGCAACACACTAAGGCTCGTGCAGCAGATTTAAGAGTGTCAGACCCATGGAAAACATTTCAATATCTATGCCGCCAATATCCGGATAAGTACGGCTTTGGTGTTTATGATACTTTTGTGCATGTTGACACAAGAACCAGTGGCCCCGCACGATGGGACAATAGGAGCAAATAATGAAAGATTTTTTCTTCAATGGATATGATAGTTTTAAAAAACAACATTATGCTGTACATGCCGTTTTTTGGTTTTTTATCGGCTCCATTATGACAATTCTTCTTTCCTAAAAAGGATCTTCCATGACTGACTGCGCAAAAACACCGAATGGAGTTGATAGACGAGAGAACTGTGATCACGCTGAAAAAGCTGCTGAAGTAGCTTCAGACAAAGCAGTTAAAAAGGTGTTTGCAATTCTTGGCGTCGATGTTGACAAACCTGAACAGGTCGAACAGTTTCGCATATCATTACGGTTTGGAGATCAACTACGTAAAGCTTTTGACAAGGGGTTTATTGTTGCAGCAGCAGTAATATCAACGGCTATCATGGCCGCAATATGGGCGGGGATCTCTCATAAATTAGGAGTGGACTGATGAAATGGTCTGATGTTGGTGATTGGTTAAAAGATAATGCTGGTACGGGTGCGGCACTGGTTGGATCGCTACTGACAGGTAACGTCCCTGGGGCTGTTGCTTCTGGGGTTGCCCTGGTGTCAAGCGCAACGGGTTCATCTGACCCCGCTGAAGTTATGGCAACTCTACAGTCAGACCCTACAACAGTTATAAAGCTTAAAGAGCTTGCACTTCAAGACGAAGATAACATTCGTGCTCACATCCGTGAAATGACTAAGCTTGACCTTGAGGACGAACAGAAGTCTCATCACGAAACACAAGAGACGATCCGAAACGCTGACAAAGCTGACGATGTACTCGTT